CAAGGAGGGTTGATCCGACACCCAGAGGATTATCAGGATGAGCCAACTCCAAGACGTAAGGTAGAATATTATGGCTAAAAGAGAAACCATTAACGCGATACTGGCTTTATATAAAAAACTAGGTGGCAATGAAAGCACAGTCCTTGGTTCCCGAACCAATGTAAATTTTTTAGGTAAAGGTAAATCATCAGAACTGATGGTTGACATGGATATAAACCCTGAGGCATTAGCAGTATTACCAAGATCAAAAGCAGTAGAAGAATTAACAAGCTCTGTCGGTTACGCCGTTGGAGATAAACTTAACGACATTCAAGCAAATCAATTATTAAAAAATATGCAGACGATGGATAGTATTTATAATCCACCTGCAGCTCCGGCAAACATCACGGACATGGTAACAGGGACCAGGGGCCTAAACAAAGAAGGTCTAGAGTCTTTAAGAGCTATGGCAGATGATCTGCCACCACCAGGTTCACGTGGAGGTGCAGATGATATAGCAGCACCGGTTGGATCAGCAGAAGAGACAATTAGAAATTTAGCAAAGTCAGAGGGTGTTGATGCAGCAGAAACTATTTTACCAACAGGTTCAGGATTAGAGTCGTTAAAGAAAGTACAAAATTTTGACAGAACAATCGGCGATGATTTAGTAAATAAAGTTTATGATATGGCAGGTGTATTACCAA